TTAACAATAAATTCAACAAAAGTATCTGACGCGGTAGCAGTATCTGTAACTACATCAACAACCCTGATGGGAAGTGTAGCAGTAGTTGCAGCCGAGCTACCAAGAACAGCGACTTTGGAGTTACCAGTGACAGTTGATCCAGAGTTCTGAACCAACGACATATTAGTATTTACAACAGTACGTCCATAACCAGCTACAGTCGTAGTGCCTGAAACTGCTGCAACTTTAAATAGTGCATCAGGATCGTCACATACATAGGCCATAATATCACTTGCAACAGTGCTTGCAGGATAGTATTGCCTAAATGTTAGTTGACTAGTAGAAGGGTCAGTAAACGTACACCCAAGAAAGACTCCAATAGGAGTAGCAGTGGTTGTGCCATTGTCTAATTCCAGAGTACCCGTATCCGCGTACTTAACAACATCTCCATAAAAAATGTTAGTACCGTAGTTGGAAGCGATTTTTATCTGACGAGTAGACCCAGCAAACACCTGCCCACCGATTAAATTAACCGGCTTTAGCCCATAAGGGGCATCAACAGTAGGATATGCCATGTTAACCTCTTAACAAAAATTAATTAATTACCTTGTCCAAAAGTGACTTTCGATTGCCTTTCATTAAATAAAGGCATACGAGCATCATTTTCTCGCATCAGGTTGTTATCCACTGAGGCCATTTGAGATTGCGTCTGAGTTTCAAAATGCTCAGTACGTTCCTCAACCAATTCTATTGGAGCCTTACAAAGCATTAGACCGCCGATTACAACATTCTCCGCAAAGCGTTCCTGCTCTATGGTTACTAATGTAATTTCTGGGTGATCCTTTGCTAGACATGGTTCCCAACCTTCACGTAATTTAGAAGATACATTGGTGGCATCGACTAACCCATGAGTGCTAACCCGTACCCAATGAAATGTATACCCGTCTATAGGATCAGGTGATGGTAACGTCTCTGGACGCTTCCAAGCTGCCTTACGAGCACTCTTTTCACGAGTGGTATGCTCACGATTTAATCTATTTTCTGCCATTACTGCTCTCCTCTATCCAAAATTCGCACCTGTTCGGCGTATTTGACGTATGGAACGCCTAATTTATCCGCGACTCCCTGTTGTGTTTTACTTAGTAGCACCTTTTTTGATGCTGTGCTCCGCGTAGCGGGTGCAACCACGTTAGATTGTCGTTTCGGTTTCTCAACTTCCGGTTCACTCCCGAATTGTTCGGGGAACATTTTTCGCATACGAGCATTAATAGTCTCGTAGTATTCTTCAGTTTGAGCATAAGTTTGCCCATATTCTTTAACAAGCTTGTTGTGTACTCCCA